TCGTAGGCATACTGCGCCAGGCTCATCTCGCCGACGCCGCCCTTCACGATGCGCGAGCCGATCTCGTCATAGGCCGGCAGCAAGATCCCGGTGCCGGAGACCTTCACATCCGGATTGTAGGGGTTGAACAGCGCGAGCTGGTGCTCATCGACCGCGGCCGTCGGGAAGCGCAGCCCCTCCTCGGTCTTGGCCGCATAGCCCGGAACCGTCGTGTCCGAGCGCGAGGCGTCCAAGAACGAGTCGCTGCGATAGGCGACGAAGGCCGAAGGAAGATCGTTCTTCTCCTTCAACTCGGCGACATCCTGGGCGAGCGCATAGACCAGGCCCTGGTTCGAGAGGCTGCCGAGCTGCGACTGGATGCGGGCGAGCTCGGTGCCGAGCGTGTCGATCTTCGGCGAGACCTCCTCGCGCCAGTCCTCGAGCGATGAAACTCGGACGGCGACGTCGCCGAGATTGTCGAGCAGCGCTGCGTCGTTGCGCGTGATCGCCTCAATGCCCGAAGCCGCCATGCGCACATAGGCGAGGATGACGGCCGTGCTCTCGATCACCGGATTGACGGGCGAGACGGCCTCGATGCCGGCGACGGCCTCCAGCCGCGCATGCCGGAACGTCTCGGTATTGACCTGGCGCGGCTCTTTGACGCCGGTCTCGGCGTCGATCTCGTAGTCGCGCGTCTCCAGATTGGTCTCGATCTCTTCCGGCCAGGCGACGATCGCGACGATGCGCTTCTGCAGGCCGGGCTTGAGGCTGTTGAGGTCGAGCGTCACGCCGCCAGGATCGTCGGAATAGTAGCGCTTGCCGTCGAACCAGAGCCGGCCGGCGCCGACGTTGACCTGCGTCGCCGAGCTCGCCGTCACCGGAAAGCCGGTGAAGCGGCGGCCTCTCTGGATGGCGTCATAGGCGATATCGTCGTCGGACTTCTTGATGTTGACGACCATGCCGTCGAGGTCGTCGTCGGTGACCTCATAGGAATCGCGGAAGATGGGGCTGAGTTTCACGTGACGCTCCTAGAGGTCGGTGATGAGGTCGCCGAGGCGGTGGCTGCCGTCGAGCGGGATACCGTCGCCGGCGGTGACGGGGCGGTGCAGAGAGGTGCGGATCAGAACGCGATCGCGGCCGAGCTTGGCGGCGCGGGCCGCGGCGAAGACGTCCTGAAGCTTGCTGTCGTCGAAGCCGCGGGCAGCCATCGGCAGTGAGCGCCCGACGACGAAGCCGCCATGATGCTTGCGGCTGGCATCGACCGTGAGCCGCAACGTGAAAGCGGCCTGGCGCAACTTGCTGCGGCCGAGGATCCAGCCGCCCGGCTTCGACGGCCTTGAAACCGCGCCCTTGGCCGGATCGTAGATCCTGATGCTGGAGTAGACGTGGTCGGCCGCCCGCGAGGCCCGCAGGATCATCGGCAGCGTGCCGCCCGGCGCGAAGCCGCCGGGCAGTGTGTGAGCCGCGGCGATGCGCTCGGGCTCGATCGAGATCGGCTGGCCGGGCAGCAGCAGGTCGGCGCGCGACGCAGCGTCCCCATAGCGATAGCTGCGGCTCTCGGCGGTCGAAGCGCGCGGGACGAAGGCTTTGCCGAGGATCGCGGGCAGCGTAAGCCGCCGCGCCGTCGTCGGCAGCATCACCCGGAACAGGCCGCGCGCGAATTCGCCGGCGCCGACATCGACCCGGATCGGCACCGGCCGCTCGACGCCATCGGCGACGATGGTGGCGCGCTGGCCGCCATAGGCTGAGGCGATGCTCCTGCGGAGGATCGTGCGGCTTCCGAGCCAGGGCTGGCCGACGACGAGCAGGCCGCGCGGTGGCGTATGACGGTTGCGGCGCGGATAGACCCGCAGCTCCGGGAATTGCTCGCGCCAGGCCCGGCGCTCGGCCTCGGTCCAGGGTTGGCGCGGGAACAGGCCTTGCGGCGGCGCCAGGAACTCGACCAGGCGCGCGTCCATGATCTCCAGCATCGCGGCGAAGGTCGTCTCGACGCCGCGCCGGCGCGACAGGGCGATCCAGCGATCGGTGACCGAGCGCTTCTTGCTCTCGGTCCAGCCGTCCTTCCAGAGATCGACGGACCGGCCGGCGGCCAGATACGGCAGGAGCCGGGCCGGGATGCGCCAGGCGTCGTCGAGCGTGTCGAGCAGCGCGACCGGCGGATCCCACCACTCGGCAACGGCTTCGCTGAGCGAGCGCCAAAAGCGCCGGGCATTGTCCGGAAGCTGCGACGATTCAGCCATGGCCGGGCACCGTGACTGTGAGGATCGGCGTTTCGAACTCGACGACGCCGTCAGGCCCCGGGTCGATCGCGGCCGAAGGCGAGGAGAGCGTCACCGCCGCAACGCTGTCGGTCACCAGCACCGCGTTGAGTTTCGAGAGCAGCACCGTCCTGCCGATCCGCCGCCGATCGGCGGCATAGGCATCGTGACGCCTGATCACCTCGGCCTTCACCAGATCCGGCGATGGCCCCGCAGGTATTGAAAGATCGGCGACGACACGCGTCGTGATCCGCGTCGCCGCGCGGACGCTGACAGTGTCGGTCCCGAGTTTGACATCGCGGCGCAGCAAGAACTTGCGAGCGAGGTCGACCTGCTCGGCCTCGTTCTCGCCGCCGAGCAGCACCACCAGGATCTGGCCCGGGCCGACCAGGCCGGAGGCGTGGTTCAGGGCGCGCGCATCGACGAGGTGAGGAGCGGCTGTCAGAGCCCAGAATTCGTAGCCGCCGAGGGTGCCCGGTGTGCGAGCGTCCGGCGCGAGCAGGATGCGCCGCTTGAACCGGTCGTCGGCCTCCCAATCCTCGGGATGGCTGGCGAACGGGCGCGGATCCTCGACCAGGGCCAGGCGGGCCAAACCGAGATCGGCGTAATGAGTGGCGGCGAGATGGTCGAGCGCAGCGCCATGCGACGTCACGATGATCAGGCGCTTGCCGGCGTCCTCGATCTGCTGGAGCGTCAGCATCTTGCGGAAGCTGAACTCCTGGGTCAGCGAGATCACCGGGTCGGTTTCCAGCGTCTCGACATCGAAGGGCACGCCATTGGCTTCGAAGCGTGCCTTGACGCCGGCGAGGAGCGCGATCTGCTCGGCCTCATAATCGATCTCGACCAGCCGGAACGCGGGCAGCCGGGTCGGGTCGAGGGCTTCGGCGATCCTGCTCATGCGACCTCCGCCATGCGGAAGCCGTTGTCGTTGGCGGCCAGGACGGCGCTGCGCGTCTCGCTGATCGAATAGTCGCCGAGATGACCACGCGGGTAGAAGATGCCGCTGATCTGGAAGGCGAAGATGCCGTCCGCCCCGGACCGCGACAGCTGGATCGTGCGCAGCCGAAAGCCGGGCTCATAGGCGCGAAGCGCCGCGGCGACGGCGGCATAGACCTGCATGATCAGGAGCGGCGTCGCGTTGCGGTCCTGCAGCTCCGGCACGAGCGAGCCGAAGGCCCGACGCATGACGCGCGACCCGATCCGGGTCGTCAGAATGACCGCGATCGACTGGACGCAATGCGCCCAGCCGCTCAACGGTTTCCCCGTCGTCGCGTCGAAGCCGTGGCGCATCAGGCTTCAACCGGCTTTGAAGCGCCCTTGCCGGGCGAGAGCGGTGCGGCGACGACCGGCCTGTCGGCCTTCTCGATCGCGCCCTGCAGCTCCTCGTATTTCGCCTCTTCCTCGGTCAGGTAGAGCACATGGCCGACCTTCGGCGCGCGATTGCCGTCGCCGTCCTGGACGGACGGGACACGCTGGCCGGCGACGAAATAGCCGGCGAGCTCGGTGGTGCGGTAGGCCTTCTTCTCGGTCATCGGATCGTCCTTCATCACGTCACTTGAACCCAGGCGCGGCCGGTCGTCGGATGGCCGCAGTTCGCGGCGTGCCCTTCGCGGCACACCGGAATTCCGTTGATGGTGAGCCAGTCGCAGCCCTCGGCCATGACCGGCGCAGTATCGTGCGGCGGGCCCAGCGGATGAGGCTCGACCGGATCGCCGAGAACCACGACGAGCTTGCCGTCGACGCGCACGAAGCCCTGGCCGCCGGCGAGCTGCGTGCCGCCGGCCGAGTCCTCGACCTCTACGGTGATGCCGCCCATCAGCCCTGCTCCATGGCGATCGCGCCGGCCTTGAGCGTGATCTTGCCGCCGCCGAGGGTGATCGAGACGCCGCCGACCGAGAGCTTGATTTCGCCGTCCTTGATGGCGACCGTGGCGTCGCCGATGGCGATGACCTTGCCGTCGCTTTCGGCGGCGCCGGGCGACGGGTGATCGTCGACCGGGCCGCCCGGCAGGATCCGCGAGTGCTTGCCGAGCTCGCCGCCAGGCGAGAAGACCAGGACCGGCTGGCCCTTGCCGATCTTGGTGAAATCCGAGACGCCGGCGCCGCCCTTGCCGGAGTGCGATGCCTGGTTGAGGAACGGCGAGGAAAAGGGCTTGCCGCCGTCGACGCCCGCATCGTCGAAGCGAACCTTGGTCTTGGCGCCTTGATTGGTGTCGGCGGTCCCGACCATGATCATCATCGAAAGGCGCCGCTCCAGCGCCGCCAGCCGTTTACGCAGATCGCGCTCGCCGCTCATGGCTCGCTCCCTTCCGGCGGCGTCCAGCCGATCGGCGGCGGCTCGGCCGGGCCATCGCCCAGCGCGACGGCCTGCAGAGCCCATTGATCGTCCAGCACGCGCCGCACCAGAGGCCGCGGCACCTGGTACTGGCGCAGGGTCCAGCTGACCTCCATCAGGGCGATGCACAGGCCCTGTTTCGTGGTCTGCTCGCTGGCGACGACGAGCTGGTCGCCGAAGGCCGCGGCGGAGAGCTTGGTGAGCCCGACATAGGGATCGGCCATCAGCGCCGCCGTGGCGCCGTCGAGCAGGCCGAGGGCGGCGATGTCGGCCGAGGCGACGGCCGGGTTGCTGCGGCCCTCGCGGCCGGCGACGACGACGATCGCGACCGACAGATCGAGGTCGCTGCCGCCGTCCGCGAGCAGCACCGGCTTGGCGCGCAGCAGGCAGACGCGAGCATAGGGCGCCCGCTGCGAATCCTTGAGGAGATCGGCGAAGTCGTAGCGATCGAGCTCGGCGCGAGCATCCGTGAAGAGGCGGGCATCGTTCTCGCGCCTGGCGGCCGAGAGCACGGCGGCGACGGCGCTGAGGAGTGCGGCTGTGCGGCTCATCCGAACAGCCTCCGCAGATAGAGCACGGCGGCCTGGACGAGCTCGGCCCTGTCGTCGGCGGAGAGGCCGATATAGGGCCGCGCCGGCATCGTCACCTTCTTGGCGAAGACCAGGCGGTTGCCGATGCTGAAGGCGAGCCGCGATGCCGATTTCGGCACGATCGTGCCGCCGAACTGATGGATCGCGGCATAGATGAGGCCGGAGCCGATGACGGCCTGCATGCCCGATACCGCATAGTCGATCGAACGGGCGAGCGCTCCGCTGCGATGCAGGATCGGCGTGCGGCCTTCGCTGTTCGGCGCCCAGGCCGCCCCGTCCGGAGACGGGCCGCCGGCGATGAGGCGTTCGCGCACCGATTCCCGGATGAGGCGGGCGAGCGCTTCGAGGAGCTGCTCGCCCTGAAACGGGTTGAGCCGGCCGAGCAGGGTCTCGATCGAGCCGAGCCCGGAGACATCGATGGAGACCTGCAGCGTGCTCACAGCATGTCTCCGCCGGCGGGCCAGCGGCGCTGGTCGGCCGAGAAGGAGGCGCCGGAGGTCGAGCCCTCCGAGACCGTGCCCTCGGCCGCCGGCTGCAGCAGATAGGTGTCGAGCTCGACGAGGTCGACCTTGCCGGCCGCGAGCTCGCGCAGGAACTCCAGGCGCAGCTTCGCCCGCTTCTCGATCTGCTCGCTGATCCGGTCGCCGGCGGGCGCGAGCTGCCAGCAGGCGATGTCGATCGCGCACTGCATCAGCATCTGTGAGGCGCCGGCCGGCAGCGGCAGGCGATAGCGCTTGCGCAGATAGGGCTCCATCTGGCGCGCCGCCGCGTCGAGGGCGCGGCCGACCGCGACGTCGAGATCGACGTCATGGGCGACCAGCGTGGCGAGATGGGACGCCCCGTAGATCGCCTCGATGTCTGCGCGCGTCGCGTAGGTCACAGCGTGCTCGCGTCGCCCAGCGTGTCGATGTCGCCCTTCAGCCGCTCAGGCCGAAACACGGCGCGGTTCACCGCCATGAACCCCTGCTCGATCTGCGAGCGGCCGATCGCCAGCCAGCGCTGATCGACGGTCAAGTCTCCCTGCAGAGCATCGAGCATGCGCAGCAGGAGCTCCTCCATGCGCTTGTTCGCGTTCACCGTCGCGACGGCGCCTTCCGTCTGCGGGCGGTATCCGGCGACAGGCAGTCCCCGATGGGACGCTACCGGATCCGCGGCGACCTCAGTCGCCGGCTGCACCTCATGGACATGCAGGTCCGCGCCGCTATGGACATAGAAGGTCCGCTCGGTGCTGGGCTCGACGGTGACGGGCTCACCGATGGTCCTGCACGAGGCCGGGTCGACCTGCATGACCGTGACAGGCCAGCCGTGGTTCGCCTTGACGATAACTGTCGTGGTCATTGGCCTCTCCAAACGAGCAAGGAGCCGGGCGTTTCACCCGGCGGACCGAGCTGGCGGCCTCCACCCGGATCCGCCGGGACGTTCGATGGTGTGCGGGCGGCGGGCTGAACCCCTGCACCGATCCGGCGATCGGGCTCCCACCGGGTGCCGGGGGCCTCGCGAGCCGTACCGGACCGCCCCTCGGGGTATCTCGTCAGGCCCTGGAGCCGGCCTTTGCGTAGGCATCGGCCGCGGCACGAATCTCGTCGTCGCTCGGCTCGAAACCGAGCTCGGCGGCGATGCGGCGCCGGGCCTCCGCGCGCAGCTGGCCGCCATTGGTGAAATCGCCCACGGCCAGACCCGGCACGATCGCCAGAACCGCCGCGAGGCGCTCGTCCTCGGAGGGCGGCGGAACGTCGCCGATCGGGTCGGGCTCGATCGCGCCGGCCGCGATCAACGCGAGGGCGGACGCGTCGAGCTTGGCCTCGCCGCCGGGCGCGACCGTCTTTCCGGTGTCGTCCAGCACGTTCCATTTCGCGCGGTAGAGCTTCATGGCGATCTCCTGTCCTCACCGCTGCCCCGGCCGGAGGTGGACGGGGCAGAACGTCAAGACAGCCGGCAACCCGGAAAGCGATCAGCTCAGGCTGATCAGGAAGCCGGCCCGGCGGGCGACGATCAGCTCGCGCACGCTCTCGCCGGAGCGGACGATCTGGCCGCCATGCAGGCCCATATCGACCGTCTTGGTGCCGGCGACGCGGGTGCCGTGAACCGCGGTCAAGCCGAAGGTCAGGCCGCCGGTCTCGGTCGTGGCGCTCCGGTCAATGAACTGACCGCTGATGGTGTTGCCCCATGTCCGCTGCATCGTCGGAGCGAGCCCGGGACGGGCGACGTTGACGCGGCCGGACCCGACCAGGATGCGGCCGACCTCGAAGGCCTCGGCGACCTCCTGCCGGGTGAGCCGCCCGCTCGCCGTGGTGGTGCCCTTGACCGCCTGGACCGCCTTCGGGTGCTTGCGGAAGGCGCGCCAGGCGGCATGGCCGAAGGTGAGCTGGTTCGGCTTCATCCAGCAGGCGTCGAGCATCGCGTCGATGCTCTCGAACGGGTCGGCCGCGGCATCGAAGAAAGCGGCTGCGGTCGCGGCGAGCTTCTGGTCGGCGTGATAGGCCGACGCGTCGGTCACGGTGGCGGCGACGCGGATCTCGCGATCGAGCAGCACGATATTGGTGGCGAGCTCGGTCGCGCGGTTGCGCGGGTTGTAGCCGGCACGCTCGGCCTCGGCGATCGTGGGGTTGTCGAGCGGGATGTCGATGCCGAAGTCGACGACGCCGGAATCCTTCTGCTCGCCCTGAAGCTCGACCTGATTGGGCGCCGAGCGATTGCCGACCCGGGTATCCGGCACCGAGAACATCTCGCTCTCGGGATATTCGGTCCATTTGAAGCTGCGCCCGCCGACCGGCACGCGCGGCAGAACCTCGTCGGCGATCATGACGACGTCGGGATTGCGATAGGCGATCGCGATCGCGGTCAGCGACGCGTCGGTCTGGAATTGCTGGTTGTCGAGCTTCGCCATGGGGGCCTCTGGTCAGTGCGCCGCGATCGGCGGATCAGGAGTTGGCGGCGTTGGAGAGCGCGCCGGGCTGGATATGGACCGGCACGAGCTCGCCCAGCGCCGTGGACACGCCGAAGGCGGTCCCGATGATCTGCTGGGTGACGGTCGCGGCCGGAGCGGCGGCGATGACGCGGCCCTCGGCGTCGACGGTGAGCCTGACGCCCTGAGCGAAGGGCGCGCCGGCCTCGACGGTCTGGACGTCACCGAAATAGACGTCGACACGCTCGCCGGCGGCGACGGCGCCGATGACGCCGGTGACGCCGATCAGCGTCTTGGCGGTCGCCGAGGCAGCGGTCTCGACCTGCCCCTCGGTCGCGGCGAAGGCGACAACGCGGCGGGGCTTGATCGCGCCGGCGGCGGTGAAATTCTTGACCGGGCCGAATTCGTTGCGGTTCACGCCGCGCCTCCCTGGATATGCGCGACC